CTTTCTGAGCTGTTACATCAATTTTCTTTTTCCATATACTCCAAACTTCTTTAAGTCCTATTGCGGATATTAAAGCAGTTACAGCCATTAATATACTGTGGTCATCCATTCTTATACTTTTTAAATAATTCATTATTCTGGCATTGGTTTACTCCAATCGCTGCCCGCTAAAATAAGTAAAATTTCCTCGTGAGTGTATACTCCTAAAGGTGTTAATGTTCCATCAGTTATAAAACTTGGTTCAACTTGGTAACTTAAAACCATTTGTGTATTTGCTAAATTCCTTCTTACAGATTGAGCAGAGCTTTGATTTACTTGTGAAAATAACACAAGGTTACTGTCTGATAAATTACAAATTATGTATGTTCTATTATTCATTTTTATTTATTTAATATTATTAATTTGGTGTGTCTTCTGTTCTGTCAAGTACGTCCATATTGACACTAAGAGAATTTGCATCTGAAAACGGAGCTAAGCCAATTACTTCATCGCCACCCATTCCAGAACTCAAACCATTAGCGTAAGAATTTACTCCATTAGTTATATCCGATTCAGTCATATTTACAGAAGTTCCATTGTTTGTTCCCTTTTCATCAAGTACTGTCCAGTTAGTATTGAAAGAACTATTAGAACCTAACTGCCACCACGATATGAGTGAACTTACTGCCGAGTGGTTTAAGAGATTTTGAGGAACTCCTTCACTATAAAGTTCCGATACTTGTGAAGATGTTAATTCTGTATTCCAGATTGATACATTTGAGATAGAACCATCCATATAATTTGAAGCTGAAAAACTGTATCTACCAATAAAATTAATACTATTTAAATTTAAGTTTCCAGAAGTAAATGTTCCAATTAAACTACCATTTAAATAAATTTTTCTAGTTGTTCCAGTATGAGTTACCAATATATGATTCCAAGTGTTTAAAGTTACACTAACACCAGTTCTATTAACGTTTGCTCTATCAAATGAATAAATTTCAGTAGTTCCATCCCATTTCCCAATACCAAGCATATCTCCAGCAACAGAACCAGTTCCAGCAGAATAAACATACTGAAAACCAGTTGTAGAATTAAACTTTGCCCAAGTGCTAACTGTTATACTTGAAAAAGAACTTAAATCCATATTTACATCAATACTTTCAGAACTTCCCCTGTCAAAAGATAAAGCGTAGGGTGAAAAAGAAGTTTTAAAAGATAAATCTGACTGTTGTAATGCTGATTGAGTCATTCCGCTTGAAGTTCCTGTGTTTGAGTTAGAACTGTCATCTGGGATAGACCAAGTTGTTGTTGATGAATCATAAGTAGCAGAAGCATCTAATTTCCACCAACCTTGCAAAGAAGTAAAGCCACTCATTGAAGTAAGTGGAGAACCATTATTGTAAAGAGTTTCTACTGAGTTAGAACCTGTAGCTGGTAGTGCTGTGTTAAATACTTGTACGTTTGAAATAGAGCCATTGAAACCATATAATCCAGCTCTGCTTCCTATGTAAAAGCTGTCGGTATTAGAGCTTGATTTTATTTTATTACCACCTGTGGCATTTAAATTTTTATCAATATAAATAAAAGCACTGCTACTATCTGCAACAAACACTAAATGATGCCAATTACCATCACTAACATTTACGCCGCTTGTTTCAAAGCTATTTATACCAGCCCATCTAATATTTCCTGATGTATAAGTTTGAATAGCAAGCTCATCATTAGAACCCTTTTCACAAACAACTAAATTTGTAGTTGATGTAGTTTTAATCCAAAAACTTAAAGAATAATTTGATGTTGATACATTTAAACTACTATCATTACCACAATCTATATAATCATTACTTCCATCAAAATCAAAAACATAATCTTTCAAAGAACTATTAGGCACTAAATAATCTGCTCCGTTAAACGAATCTTGGTCACCTAAAGGATAGTAAGCAACTGGTGCTGGACTTAGCGACATTGGGTTTCCTATACCAGTAGAGCTTGAACCATAAAGAGTTGTTATTTGGCTTTGAGAAAGTGCGTATGTAAAAGCAGAAACTCCATCAAGTTGAGCTATAATACCTGAAGTGAGAAAGGGTTGGCTAAAATTACCAATAGCAAGTTCTTCACCACCAGCAGTAATAGTTCCAGTTGCTGAAGTGTTAGTAAACTGTAGTACACTATCATAATACCCACGCAAACCAACGCCATTTTTATAAGTTAATACTAAGTGATGCCAATTACCATCCCATTGGCTGCCACCAAAATCTATTTCAACTTCTGTAAGGTTAGGTGATGATGTTGAAGTGTAAGAGTGAAACTCAAGAAATGTTCCACGTGCATAGATACCAAAACCGTGACTTCCAGTTGTATTCTTTGGAACATTAAAAAACCATTTATATGGTCCTTGTCCAGATGTTGAAGATTTAAACCATATAGAAACAGAACATTCAGAAACTCCATTAAAAGAAGTAAAATTTCCTACTCCCTGTGAAACTGCTTGTGTTCCATCAAAGTCCATAGAATAGTTACTTTGCTTGTCTTTATTCTCATTGTTAGGCAAACGCCATTGTCTATTTGTAAACTGTGTACTCATATTAATCTCCCATTCTATTCCAGTATATTAGGTTTGAACCTGATACTGTGGTTAAATCTTTAGTTAAATTAGTGTCTGTTGCGTTGTATATCTCCGATACTTGTGTAGATGTTAGAGCTGTGTTCCAGATTCCTACTTCGTCAATAGAGCCGTTGAAATAGTTTGTAGATGTAAAATCTCCATATCTACCAACAGTGTAACCTCTTTCGCCAGCAGTTCCAGCAGATACAGTGCTTACCCAAGTTTCTACAAGTGTTCCATCTAAGTATGCTTTTTGAGTAAAACCATTTATTGTTAAAGTATATAAGTGCCAATTACCATCGAAATATGAACTTGCATTATAACCACTTCCATAATTATTATTTTGATTTGTGCCATCACCCATATTTAAATAAATTCTTGTACCATTAAACCCAAGAATTGCTCTTGCGGAGGCATTAGCTGCCGAAGAATTAAAATCACCTAAAATAATTCTATCTTGAGTAGTAGTAGTAGTTTTAAACCAAGCAGACAAAGTGTAACTTGAAGTTGATGAAATTGTAAATCCTGTACTTATATATTCACTTGAACCATCAAAGCTCATACTATAATTATTAGCAATGGCAGCCAAAGCAATTTCTACTGTCTGAGTAGATGTATTTGGACAAACACTTGAACCACTTGACGTAGTATTGTAAGTAATAGTATGACTCGCAACAGTAGAAGCACTTAAATCTATTTCACCAGTAGTTGAATTAATTACTAAACCAGTAGTTCCGCTAAATGTACCGCCTGTTAATCCTGTTATAGTTGGTGTTGGGTCTGCATCTGTTGGTTCAAAACTACTTGCAGAATAAGCAAAAGCAGCATTATCAAGATTAAGTATTACAACAGTAGCTGTTGCGGTATCTGCATCTGTATCTGTATAAGTAACAACATAAGAACCAGCAGTTGATGTATTAGTATTTATAACACCAGTATTTGTATCAATTATAAGACCAGCAGTAGATGCAAAAGTTCCTGAACCTGTATTATTACTAACTGTTGGCTGTGGTGTGTTTCCACTATCATCACAATAATTATCAGCACTATAAGAAATTGATAAAGCAATAAGACCTACAATATCAGTTTGCCCAGCATAACTAGTTTTTTGAGATTCACCCCAATTATTAGTTGCACTACCAGCAGCTTGCCCCCAACCTATGTTGTTATTTGCTGCACCTTTACCCCAAGTATCACTCATTTCTTTTTATTTTAAAGTACCCAACTTTGATTTTCTGCAACATCATCTGGATACATATCCGATTGTGTATTACTGTAATATTCTGGAAAATTTGCAGGTGCTATTCCACTTGTCATATAATCCCTAAACCTTCTGGTGTAAAATTGCGCTGTACTTTCTGACTTTTGTATTAAGTAGTCAACGTGTTCTTTTGTTAGTGCTGTACTGTTTTCAGGATTCTTAGTATATATACCACCATTAGCAATATTAACACCAGCATAAGGTAAATATTCAACTAAACTCCAGTGTAAAAGCATATCTTTTATATAGTCATTTAGTAAAGATAAATATGGGTCAACTAATGTATTAGCAACAATCTCTGCTTGTATTTTATTATATAAATCAGTACCAAGATAAATCTGTATGTGAATGTCTTGCGCTTGGTTTATAAATGGTAAGATCTTGTCATTGTCAATATTACCATTAGCAGCAGTAAAAACTGATATATCGTGTCTAGTTACAAATAGTGCTTTACTCATTTCTTAAAACCTTTTTCATTCCAATACGCGGCAGTATAACCAGCATATTTCATATTTTTTGGTGCAATAGATACTTTCTTTGCATTTGTTTGAGGTTTAAAACCTCTTTTAATAGCTTGTGTTGTGCTTATTGCTTCGCCTAAACTTCTACCACCTTTTTTAGCATAGAGTTTTCTTGTCCATCTGTGGTTGCATCTTGCGCCGCCTTTCCATAACCAAATTGAATATGTATCAGAACCTCCTTTTCCAAAGCCAGCATTAACAGGTTTTTTGCCCATTTCAATAATATCTTCTTTACGATATACTTTTTTAGCAGCTATCATTTTATCGCAAAAATCTCTTGAACTTTGAGCTGGGTTCGGCGCTGCATCATACATATATCTAACTAAAAACTCAGTTTCTTTTTCACTTTCTTTTTTTGATTTACCATCTTGTTTGCTATCTCTGTAAGGTTTTGCACTTCCTGTACTTGCAAACTCTTTTTTAGTAGTTTTATTTATTTCAGTAACTACAAAATCAAGTTCTTCTTCTAAATCGTAATCAACTTCTTCGCTGTGTACAAGTTCATATTCTTGCAATAAATCTTTTTCATTAACACCTAAATCAATCAATTCATCTAAAGCAGTTTTTTTAGCATTAGCAGCCATTAACTCAAGTTCTGTATTTTCTTCTTCTTCGTCCTTAATTCCTGTTTGTTCTTCAACCGCTTCTTCACCTTCTACATTCTCTAAATCCATAAACTCTAATGGTTCAATAGTTTTAAAATAAAGATTTAAACTGATATCATTAACCGATAAAATCGTTTCTAAGCAATCAATTAAAAGGTTTTGGTATGGTTGTATAACAACGTTGTTAAAAAGTCGTGAGGCATTCTCTATTTCATCAGCATTAGAAGAAAAACCATTTGCAGAAGATAACCCAAGTAATAAAGGTGAAGTCACTCTGTGAGTTAACATAATCTTTCTTGAACATTCTGTACTTAAATATTCATAATGTTGCGGTGCATTATCAAGTGGTATATTTTCAACACTTGTTTTGCTTTCAGCATTATTGTTAAATGCGACAATTACGCGTTCTCCATAACTGCCTGTGAGCTTGTTCATCACATCATTTTTAATAGCTAATTGTTTCTCGCGATCAGGCACACCATTGTTAAAATTTACAACCTTTGTACCACTGAAGCCATTTTGAGTATCGTTAATTAAATAACAAGCAATTTCATTTTCAAGAGTTGCGTAAGCTGTATTATAATCTGCAGGTGAATAATAATAAAAACCAGTTACATATCTTTTAATAATATAAATTTCATTTTGTGCGCCACTACCGAAAACAGGAAACTTTTTTAGTTTAGTATTTTTAGTAACTTTTGACCAATCAGCAGAATAAAAATAATTTTTTACTTCACCTTTATCATTCATTTTTTCAGCTCTTAGCGTTTCTCTTGGGAAATGCGTTATTGCTGATATTTTAGAACCATTATAAGTAATTTGAAAAGAAGCTTCGCCAAGTAATTTTAAATCTTGACAAACATTTCTTAAATCGTGCGGCTTTATTAAACTTCTCATTTGAGCATATTGCTCTGGCTTTTGCGATGAATCAGTTGCATCTAATCCTTTTCCATAAATCTGATTAACAACACCATTTATTACAGCATTGTTTGTAGTACTGTCCATATAAGCATCAATTAAACTTTGGTAATAATCATTATTATCACCTATTGAAACCCAGTCCTTGTTTCTTTCTTCTGTAATTGTTGGCCGCTCGTATTGATTTAATTGTATTAAGTGTAAGTTATCCATAATATACAAATTTGTTATCTCCTGTACTTTGTTCTATATAAACTCCATTACTGATTGAGTAATCTGAAAGCGTTTGATCTGAACAGTACATTTTATCTTTAAAAATTATTGCGTTATCTGTTGTATTCGTGATTGTAATAGTATAGTAATTATTTTCAACTAATGCTTGTGTAGTTGAATATTGGTAATAGTAATCCAGTTCAGAAAATGTTGCTGCATTATCTGTTAAAATAACTTTATTTTGAGCTTCTGACTTTATCACTAATTTATAAGTTTTACTTCCTGAGATAGTTTCTCTTGGTATAAAGTTAATAATTCGTGTGCCACTTGTAGTTAATATTTGCATATTTTTAAATAAAAAAAGAGGTGGTTAATCACTCCCACCTCTCCAATCAAACTATATATTATGAATCACAC